TGTTTCTCAGGGCCTCGCCGGTACCCGCTGACTACTCTAGCTCTATGGCACCGTGGGCCTATGCGCATGCCCGCATGTCCGAAGAGTACGTGCGCCAGACCGACTATCTAACCAAGCATCTAGGCTCTAACTGGACCATGCCGCTTGAGCAGATCTGGTACTACGAGTGCGAACGCGGATCGGCGATCAGAGAGAACCGCCTCAACAAGTTCTTACAGGAGATGCCCGCCAATGACGACGAAGCTTTTCAAAGCTCGAACATCACGGTCTTCGACGTGGACACTATCAATTTCTACCGTACAAATACGCATACACAACCGCTCTGGGGAGTATTCGGATTACGAGGTCCTATTGAGTTCATTCCAGCGCGAATGCAGCCGTCCGATATACTCATCAACCATTCTTTGCCGCCGATCGCCATCGACGCCGACGCCGGGGGCGGGGTCATCATCCATTTTGAACTCGTCCCCTTGCGATTCGACGGCTGGAGTCTAGAATCCGACTCTAAAAAAGGCTCGGTCGATAAAATCTATGTGTGGGAACCGCCTCTAGACGGTTTTGAATACGGGTTTGGTGTAGATACCGGCGACGGTATCGATAAAGACGCAACTGTAATTGAAGGTTTACGTAAACATTCGCTCGAAGGTCCGACCAAGCAAGTCCTGGAATTCGCATCCGGCCATCTGTCCGCGCTCGACGTCTGGCCGATACTACTAGCTCTAGGTACTTGGTACTCGACGCCCGATCGCCACGGCTACCTCCAACAGCCGCGCATGGCTATCGAGTGCCGTGGCAAGGGCGACATTCCCCAGAACATTTTGCGCCTGATGAACTGGCACAATTTCCACATGTGGAACGACCGCAAGATCGATGATCGCAACGTAGAACTGTCCCGCGCCCACAAAATGGGCGTGTTTACCAATTTCTACTTCCGCGCCGCCATGATTGAGATGGTCGTTAAAGCTTTGCGCGATGGTGAAATCGAAATATGCTCGCCATTTTTCGTAAAAGAGATGCAATCGCTCGAAGGCGACGATATGGCGCAACAGCTGCGTGCCGGTTACGGCGGCAAGGACGATCGTATTATGGCTCTCGGGTTTATCCTTAAGAGTCTTTATACTTGGGACGCCAACTACTGGCGCGGCACTAAAATACTGGCCTATTCCGGCAAAAATCCCGCGATGCTCGCCTACGACGAATCGCTGCAAAAGCTGTTGACCCCAACCTACGGCCAGCAGGGTCCTATCGCTCAGGTCAGCCCGCGCAAACAACAGGAACGTATTTATGCTTCCTGGCAATATGGCGCACAATCGAGCACGGATGGTTTATAATTGCCCTGAAAGGTGGTAAACGAATATGGCCGATTGCAGTCCTGCTGTTTCCCAGCAAACAGCCGAGGTAAACGCACTCAATTCTAAACTTGGTTACGACGAGGAACTGGATAATAAACGCGAGGTACTTGCCCGCCAGCGTGCATGGGAAGACCTCGCGCTCCGTAAAGCAACCAACGCAGCCACTATCGACCACGCCCTGAATGCCGGTATCGTGCTCGCCGGTCAAGTCGGCACAACTGAGGGCCAGCAGACCGTATCGCCCATTCGCACCGGTTCCGGCGATGCGATCGCCGCAGTACCCGGCGTCGCAGCCGGTATGGTCAGCATGAGCGGCGGCGATCTGGCGCAAATCGTTGCTCAAACCGTGGCGGCTATTGTACCGATCCTGATTACGGCGATCGGTGGTGCTTCAACCCCTTCTCAGACGACACCGAAACCGGCGACGGGAGCGTAACGATGTCGTGGCTCACTATCCTACAGCAACATCTGGATCTGGTCCCGTCGATCGTGGCCGCTGTACAGTCATTTGCAACTATCGGACATTCTAAGGAAACCACGATCCAGAAAATCGAAGACATCACCAAGGTGGCGGCGGCGGTTGGCGAAGTCGTTCCTATTCCGCAAGTACAGGCAATCTCGACCTTGGTCGAAACGGTAGCAAATGCGGTATTCGCGCCCGCGCCCGCAACCGCGCCACCTGTTATAACCACTGCGTTTGTACCACCCGGACCAACGCACCCGTAACTGCTTATATGGCCTGGACGGACTGGAGAGCCTTTCAATCGACGCACCTGAACGCGGGACGTTACGAACCCGAAGATCATCTGTTCCAGCTTCAATTTGTGAACGGAGCGATGTACTTGTACAATGGCGTGCCCCAGACAGTGGTCGATAGTTGGTATCAAAGCTCCAGTCCGTCCGATTACTTTATTTATAAGGTAAAAGGCAAGTACGATTATCAAAAGCTGATAGACCCCCAAACACAAAAGGGTCGCAAGGGTCGTCCAGCGAAAGGCTACCGATGAAGATCGAAATCAAGCGCGACGACGACCTCAACGGCGGTACGGTCGCGACTATCAACCGCGACACAGTAGTAAGCGTGGTCGATGACGACGGTCGTATCCAGTCGCAGGTCAAGCTATCGAGCCTTACCGAGTCCAAATCCGAAAAACGGACCCGTATAGATGAAATAGTCGAAGAAGAGCAGCGCGATCCAGAACACGTGCTGCCGGACGAACCGCCTGTCTGGGCCATGCCCCTCGATATCCACAACGAAACATGTCAACGAACAGCCGTCTACCGCTGCCTTTCCTGCGGCGGCGAACACGAAGAGTACCGGACCAATCCGCGAGATTTGCCCTATGCAAAAGTCTGCGGCTGTTTAGTCGAATCTGGATCAGATGGCGAAATCGCTAAATGTACCTCACCGGCGTTGCGCCGTGTCACGTATCCTGGCGAGGGTGTACCACTCAACGCACGCCGGTTTGAACCGCTTGTTATTTACCGGTCGGCTAACGACCCGTCAAAGTTCAGTTTTCCGGGTCGTAACAACGAACCAACCGACCCCGGTTATCACCGTGTAGAGATTACAAACATCTATGAGTACAACAAAATCGCCAAAGAAATCAACGGCATCGAAAAGCAAAAAATGTCTGACCATCGCGAAATGCACCGGCTCTACTGGCAGGCACGCAGGACCGCGATGCGCGAACATGTTGACGCCCGAATCCGTTATTCCCCGCTTCTCGTTTCACTCGCACGATTGATGCGATCACGATCGGATCGAAAGACCGCCATTAGATACGGGAAGCCTTTAGACCCAAGGTTCCATTCGCAACTGCTCGAATTCGACCAAGGCCACATTCAAGACTACTGCGACTTCGACACGAAATGGGTAGCAAAGAGGGCCAAATGAGGATAAAGAGAAACAGGGTGTATCCTCGCTATAGGGGAATTAGAGCAGATCCTGTCTTGCGTTCTATATACGGTATTTGGATAGGTATGAGAGCACGTTGTCTTTGCCAAACCAATAAAGATTATAAGTATTACGGCGGCAGGGGAATAACCGTCTGTGAGAGATGGAAATCATTCGTATGCTTTATGCAGGATATGGGGCCACGACCGTTAGGCACCACTCTTGACCGTATTAACAACGACGGTAATTACGAACCTGCTAACTGTCGTTGGGCTACGCGGTTGGAACAACGTCATAATACTAGACCTCGTGAATACGGCAATGGCCGTAAGGTGACAGCGGAGGATGTTCGGTTGATATTGGAGCTTCGAAGTCAAGGTAAGACAATACAGGCGATAGCTGATGTAGTTGGTGTTGTAAAGCGATCGCAAGTATCTAACATTGTGAATGGACGTTGTATTACGAGCGCCCGATAGCATATGAACCGCCACCCTAGTTTTTCCCCTATCGATACCGCCTACCTCGCACCCCCGCCATTCATACTCGATCGCCAAACCCAGGAATGGAAACCCTGCAACAAACAAGAGCTGTTCGCGTGGACGCAGCAAATGCTACAGGACTCGCGTTCGTACCTGCGGTTGCAACCGGCTTACAAGTTCATCTCTTCGGGTCTCGATATCATCAACGGCGATTCCATGATGGGCAGCGAGGTACAGTCGCTATCTAGTGTTCGTACCGAATCGACTGTCCGCAACACCAAAGAGGTAGTCGCCGCGCAAACCAACCTGCGCATTATACCTGCCTTTAAAGCCGAATCCCAGATGTACGAGGAACAAAACGATATCCTCAACAAAGGGTTCATGGGCTGGCAGAACATGACCTTTGCCGATCGCGCCCTTCGTAAAGCGTGGCAGTACGCCTGCGTTGGCGGCACCGGCTACATCGGCGAGCGCTACGATCCCAACCTTTACTATCGCGGTCGCGGCGATATCGTGTGGGATGCTTATGGACCGCTCGATGTCTTACCTTTGGGGTTGCCTCCTAACCTGGATCTGCAAGGCGCATACGCGGTTGCTATGTGCAAAAAGATGCCGATCCACCAGCTCTGGCGCATGTTCCCGCTGTACCGCGACCTCATCGCGGCTAACCGCACTAGCACGATGGGCAAAGGTATGGTCATCGCGCAAGCGGTCAAGTTCGCGAGTGCGGTCCTGAAGCGCTGGGGCCAAGGCGCACGCCAACCGGAAGAAGCATCGACGTGGGACACGACCGATACCTACCATATATACGTTGATGATGATTCAGTGAACGAGACCGGTCGCCCGATGCAGATATGCGGACCCGATGGCCGGTGGGGTACGAGCTGGTCGTACACTGTACCGTATGTCGGACAGGAAATTCCAACCGGGAGAGTGCTCAATGGTGGACAACGGGAAACCAAACGCGCCCAACGAGAAGACTGCCTTATTTATCCCAATCGTCGGCTGGTTGTATGTACCGACAGTGGAATCCTTAACCCCGACCCAGCCAATCAATCCAGTTACCGATGGGACGGACGAGTCCCCTGCGCACAGTTCCGCGCCGATGACTGGGCCTGGAACTTCCTTGGCTTTCCTATAACGCGCTACGGTCAGTCGCTCGAAAAAATGGGTATCGAGCTATGGCGCGGCATCAACGATATGATGAACCTGCGGTTGAACCCCAGCGGGTTCTACGATCGTGGTTCGACAGCCGCATCGTTGCTGCAAACGACCAACCCGCGTATACCGGGTTTGCGCGTCGGTCTGGACATGACCCTGAACAAAGCCGAATCGCAGTTTACGCCCATGCTGCCGGTCAACTGGTACGATGTGCCCGCGCCGATCCTTGAAGCAGTGAGCAAAATACTACCAGCTATGCTAAAGGATCAAATGGGCGTCGCGGATGTATCGGCGATGGCAAGAGCACGGCAACTGCCAAGTGGCGATAGCACGGAAAAGCTATTAGAGGCGATGGGTCCATTAGTGAAGGATCAGTCTCGCAACATGGAACAAAGTATCCGTCTATTGGGTGAACTATGGAAGTCGGATTGGTTCCAGTTTGCGACAGCCAAACGCCGTATGCAGATGCTAGGACCGGAGGGTCTAACCGAGGAAGATTTTGACTATGATCCCGGCTCGCTGATTCCATTATCTAAAGATAGCACCGGCAAGATGCTTGAAATGACGCATAACCCGGAGGGTAGCTGGAGCTACGAACAGGGCAGCAGCGTGCGTATGCCGGATCTATCTGTTAACGCGTTCGAGCGTGCCCGCTGGCACAAAAACAACTTTACGTTCTCGGTTACGCCCTACTCGCTACACGAGCTGAACTCAACCACGCGTAAACTGTTTATGTTACAACTGATGAAGGTCGGATTCCCGCTCTCGTGGTGGACACTAGCCGATATGTTCGACGTAAAGAACTTCGGTCCATGTTTAGTGCCCGACAGCGAGGGCGGTATGCGACCGGCGCGTAACGAGATCGAAAAGTATATCGCGCAATTAGAAATTCAGGCGCGGGTTGCACAGGCAATGCAAGGCGGCAGGCAGCAAGGCGGCGGCAAAGGTAAGGGCGGCAAAGGACAGGGGCCGGGGCGACCCGAGACGTTCCAGCGAGCACCTGTCCTTGAGCAGAAATCGGGCGCGGGCGGCACTAACGCCACGGTCAGAACATCAGCGCACTAAGGGAGGTCCAAGGTGCCATCGTCAGAGGTCATGCACGAATATAAAGCCGGTCGTCTGCATAGTGGTAGCAAGCATGGGCCGAAAGTCAAAAATCGTAAACAGGCGATTGCGATCATGCTCAGCGAAAAACGCAAAGAAGGTAAAGGTGTTAAGCGTGGCCGAAGCAAGTCCCGGTAAGGGCCTGTTCAACGGCCATTCGCTATCTAAGCTTTCCGGCGCGGTCCCGACCGCCAAAACCGTAGTGGAAGTACGTTTACCAGCATCATCAATGGCCGAGGTTCTAGACACTATACATCGATTAGGCCGCACAGGTTCTTTGACCGTTAATTTTACCAACGGTCACGCAGGCGATCTAAAGTGGAGCAGCTCGCTTTCAGCTAAACCACCCGATATTTAGGGAGATACGACTATATGCCGAATTTAGCTCTAACCGGGTATCCTATCAGTGCAGCCAATCGGATACTCAACGTACTTGACCACACCGGACCCGCCAGCTACACGACAGGCGGCGAAAACGTTCCTGCTTCCGACTTCAACATGAGCACGCTCGATATCGTGTTGGCAGCGCAGTTAACTTTGTCGGGCAACTACTCGGTCCTGATCCTGTACCCGGCAATGGGAACCGGCAACGTACAAAGTATCAATATCGCTTGGTACGCGTTTCCTGGCGGCTCGCAGGTTTCACCGGGCACTAACCTTACAGCGGAACATATCCACTTGATCGCGATAGGAATCTAACCATGCGCTACCTACACTACCTACTGATAACTTTGGCGTTTTGCGGATCGCTCCTGGCACAGCCCGCGCCACCTAACACAGGCGGCGGCGGCGGCAGCATGACTTGGCCCTCCAGCGCCGGTATCACTGTTTACGGCGGGTCCAGCGCTTGGGGTTCGTCGCTCACGTTGACCACGACCCTCGGATCGCCGGGTGCGGATACGAACGTCGCATCGGAAAAAGCCGTGCGATCGGCGTTACCTACGATATCGGGTTCTACTCTGCTCAAAGGTAGTACCGGTAATGCAATATCCGCTGCATTCGCGGATGTGGTTGGGCTATTTGCCAGCGGCTCATGTACAGGTTATCTAAAGAACGATGGTACGTGCTCTACGCCGTCTGGCGGAGGTACTGTCACGACTACCGGCACTCCCACGACCAATACTATTCCGCTCTTTAGCGGTTCGACTTCAATCGGCAACTCTTTATGTTCGGATAACGGAACAGTATTTAACTGCACGGAACCAATCTCAGGTACGCAGTTTTCAAGTGGATCGTTAACTCCTCCATCGGGCGGTACCGCCACTACGCTGTTGTTTTCGACTGGAACAGCTCCTAGCGCTAATTGTGTGGTCGCAAGCGAGCTTTGTATGTACGCTACAACTTCGAACCTGTTTGCCAGTATCAACAACGTTGCAGCCGCGCCGGTCGTACTTGGCCCCACGTCGGTTACGGCCAACAACGTACCGCAATGGACGAGCACAGGACTATTAGCCGCTGGTCTGCCTGTAGGCACTACAGGGAACAGTACCATTGTAGAAACGAACAGTTCGGGACTTATCGCCGCCGCTTTGCTCCCGGCGACGGCAGTTACAGCCGGTTCGTACACCAGCGCGAATATCACGGTCGGTGCCGATGGACGTTTGACCGCAGCGAGTAACGGTTCTGGTGGTGGTGGCGGCGCAGCGATTATAAACGGTGAGTGTAGCGGTAACGTTCTTTCCCCTAACACAGTAGGTGTTACTGGGATGGGCGTAGGTACCAGTAATGGCACTTGCGGAACTTGGTCTACCGCTTACTTTAAAGTTATCCCGCACGCTTGTACGT